GTAACACTAAACCAGCTCCTGGAGGACCTGGTGCAGGTATTGGTGCTATATTTGACACACTTCCAACTGGTATAAAAACAGGTGCACTTAACTTATCAACTTTAAAATCTTGAGCTAAAATAAACGTCTGTATAGCTTTAGATATATCGTCTGCTAGTTTATCAACCTTAGCATCTCCATCAGAAGAAACAACATAGTTTTCATCCTTAGATGAATTATCTAAGTTATCTAAAAAAGCTTTTTTTATATCGCCTTTAAGCCCCATTTTTAAACTTCGCTTTTTTGTTAGCCACATCTAACATCTCAGAGTAATCCTTTGTCAATGCTTCTGCTAAATGATTAGGTAATGCCTCTGTATTATCTTGTACAGATTGAACTTCTTGTCCACTACCTTGTACACTCTTCCAATCATCAGATTCAGCAGTTTCTTGAAGTAAACTATTTAAAATAGAATTGTTTGTATTGGGAGTAGAAATGTTACTTTTGGGTTTAGGAGTGAATGATTTTTTAACACCCGTTTCATTCATCAACTTTTTAAAGCCTGTAGATACTGGCTCCTGAGTTCTAGCTTCATTTATATGAGTGCTTTTATTACTAACTAACACTTCATCAAGCTTTTTCTCAACTGCTGCAAATTTAAAATCTAATTCTTCTCTTATAACTTCTCTTATTAACTTCCTAAACAAAGATAACTTCATATTAACTCCTAATGTTCTGTTCTATGTAATGGTATTGACTTAAAAATCTTGTATTACCTGGCTTTGGTATATTGGTTTCTTCATCAACTTCTCTCGGTTGTAATGTATTTATCACACTCTGTATTCTCGGTAGAATTGGACTAGCTGCAGCATCCGTTAACGGAATAGGTACACCTTGTACTAATGCTCTCGAATCTTGTAATATAGTCATAATTTCCAATAATAATATTCTCAATTCATCACCCAACACAATCGGTTGAGATTTATTTTTAGACTCCTTACCTATATAAATATTCTGAGATTCAATAACTGAGAATCCTTTATTCGTAATAGTTACATTTTTTCCAGCACCAAAGTTTATATTACGGAATGCTGAAACTGTAAAATCATTCTCCTGTGCATCAAATGTTATTCTATCAGAAAACATTATTATTTGATCAAACTTGGTTTGTAGTTCAGCTTCGCTTTCTACTTTCCCATAGTTAATATCAAATATATTTTCTTCATCATTATTATCATTACCATGCCCAATAAAATACCCTGGATAAGAAGATTCTTGATTTTCTTCCCTTTCTCTTGTTATTTTTCTATCATAGGATAATTGGTTAAATCCCATATAATCATTTATAGTTCCAAGTGATAACATACCTAATACGGAGCCGTTATTATTATTTAAATTATTATTTCTAATTAAAGTATATGGGTTTATAAACCTAGCACCTAATTGTATTGAGTTGCCATGTCTACCTTCAAATGTTAAATCAGAATAATTAGATTCTATTTCAGCATCAGAACCAACCTCTCCTATACCAGTATCATATGGTCTATCTAATAATATATTTTTAATCTTAGTTACTTTATTGATTGCTCTCTTTATGAAATTTACATTATAACCATTCTCGTCATCTTTTCTATCATCCAACACAACCCTATTGGGATTTAAATTTGGATTATATAAATGATCAGGACTATAGTTAGGGTTGTTTAAAGTATTTAATGGACCTAAGTAAAAAAATATTTCACCAACTTTAGTATATAAGACACTATCTCCTCTACCTATGGAATCAGCAAAACCACGTAATAATGGTTGTGCTAAATATAATTTTTTAACATAATCAGATGGTAGGTTTATATCCTCAGCTTCTGTGGCTGATATTAATATACATTGAGCTGTATCGGCAGGAGCTCCATATATAGGGTAGCCAAATGATTCCAAATCACTAGACTCTAATACTACTTTCTGAACATGACCATGATGAAATTTATATCCAGATGTAATAATAGAATCTTGATTAAGTTCACCAATCCTATTTGAGTTTGATGGATCTGTTCTATTAGACATGATTAGTTATTCTTTGGTTTTAGTTTACTTATATCTTTATTTATCTCATCAGACCTAGTTTGTAATGAAGCAGCAGCATCTTCTAATGAATCCATTAACTCTTCCTTTTCTGCGTCGGTTAACAAGGAAGTCTCATCAACAGCGTTAGCCTGTTTACTCATAATACGTTGTATTACGGTTGCTAGCTTTAATAAATTATCATCATTCTTAATACCGACATCAAGAAGTTCTTTTAATATAGGACCTACTATGGCAATATCCTCAATGCCTTGTATGTAACCATGCACTTCTTGGATTAAAAGCTCAATTTGAGTCTTTTTTAATACAGAATTATCATAAATCTCTTTAGAGAGATCTGAAAAATTCTTATCACCGAATATTTTAAAGTCTTTTTCCATAACATTCTACTAATAAATATAGAATGTACGAAAAGTTATAGTGAACCAGTATAATTTAAATTGCCTAGATGACCATTTAATAATACTTCTTCTTGTATCTTAGGGTATATTTTACGAAATACGTTAGATATTTGGGTAATTTTAGACGTTTTAACGTCTGTCATCTCTCGTATCATGATATATAGAGCTTTCTTATTAAAGTTATCTATAGCATCTTTATTCTTACATAGATACAATATAGATTCAGCAACTCTTTTATCATTTTCTTTGGGAAATAAGGTATCTATGTGGGTATCAAAATAATCAATAGTCTTTTTGAATATCTCGGTAGTAACTCTTTTTTCTATCCCATCATCATCTACGCCTATATCATAGAGTGAATCTATGTTATCATGTACTTTTAATTTCTTATAGTTAGCATTGTTGTTAAGTATAAGATAGTTCTTAGCTATAATAGAAAAATAACTAAATGCTTTAGAACCACGAGTAGAGTCAAACTTATGAATATTAATAACTAAATTTGATACTACCTCTTCTTGCAAATCTCTAAAGGGATAATCAAAATAAGTGAATTTATAAGTATTGATTATATTTTCTGCTAACTTTAAAAAAGCTGTATGAATCTCTTCGGTATATATTCTATGTTTGAATGCTATATCATCGGAATCATTATATTGTACAATTGCATTATGTACGGGTGTACCAAAATAAATCTTACTTTTCTTTTTTCTTTTCTTCTTTATTGCCATCATCAACCTCTGTTTCAAATAATTGTTCTAACTCATTACTAAGTTTTAATATGTCCTTGAAGAAGAAACCAATTTCATCGTCTGCTTCAAAATGACCTTTCTCGTCTATTATTTTAAGTTGATGTTTTATTAAGTCTACAGTTTTATTTATATTTAATATTATTTGTTCGTAACTAGTTATTCTTTTTAATGCATAGAAAAGAATTATAGATGAAAACGTGGAAACTATTCCTAGTAGTATTGTAATTATTAAATGTGACATTTAAGACTCACCTATTATTTCAATCATTGCTGATTTTAAATGTTCTTTATCAATGTCACTTGATTCTACGTTTGATTCTTCGATTATAGCTTCACTAAGATGTCTAAACTTATTAAACGTTTCCATAACAGGTGCATTAGCTTCGTAATGAAAATCATGTTCTATTACATCCATTATATCGTTAACGAAAGTATTAAGTTCTAATAACCTAGCTTTTAATTTACCAAGAACTTCATTACTTTTTAATTGATTCTCTTCTAGGTAATCTATTCTATCCATCAATAAATTAAGTACATTTGCTATTTGATCTTTTTCCATAGTCATAAATATCATCTATTATGTTAATTAAATTTTAGGGCAAGGAAAAAGGAAAAAAGAACCTTGCCCATAAAGAATCCTATTAAGGATTCGGTATTTCTTAAAAACTATAACCTATTTTTCATTCCGATGGAATATACGAAAAAATAACATTAATGTCAAGCATTATTTTTCATATCTTGTTTAGTTTTTTTCTTATGACACGGGCGACATAAGGTTTGCATATTACGTAACTTATAGTATGACCAATCTAACTTATTGCCTTTGATTCCTTTTTGTTCCATCAATGGTTTAACATGGTCTAAGTCCCAACCTCGTCTCGTACACCCCTCACCACAATCGTTACACTTTCCTCCATCACGTTTCCATATATGCTTTCTAGCTTCACCAGAATGGTAGATAATCATGTAGTCGGTAGCACAATCTTGATGCCACGTTTTACGTTTGTTATGTACTTTATTTTCTATAATTTTTTTACCACACCAACGACATATTCCTTTTTCTTGAACATAATAAGAATTAGGTTTAGGTGGTTTACGAAAGTTACCATCCCATTTTTCTTTCTTCTTACCGAATGTTTTTTTATGCCTCCTACCAAATTTACTTAATGGCACTTAGAGATTCTCATATACACGTTTAACATAAAAATTAGTCTTGATATACTCTTTACTATATTGTCTAGTAATAGTAGGACCATGACTATAAGCCGTAAGAGTACCATCCATATCTTCAAAATGATTGTTCAGATAGGATAGGTATTTAATACCAATGGTTACGTTTACATAAGGATCAAATAACTCTTGACTTGGTGTATTGAATTCAGTTTTAGCCGTAGAGGGTAGTATTTGCATTAACCCCATGGCTCCACTCGTAGATACTGCTTTATGATTCCAATTTGATTCTGTTTGTATTACAGCTTTAACCATCTCATAATCCACACCATACTCATCACATAAAGCATTGGTATAAATCAATATATGTTTTAGCTTTGACTTGTTTAATGTTGATTTAATTCCTTCAGCCTCCATACCAAATGCTCCCCTTACGTATGGAGAATCAACCATTCTAACTATGGTCTCTGTTCGTGATTGGAGTTCTCTAGGTGGGGAAAGTTCTTTAAACAATACTACTGTTAAAGCAGTTAAAGATACACCCAATATAAAATATGTTTTATTATTATTTATCATTATATTTCCTTAGCATTTACTTTAAAAAATTTCAATTCCTTCTTGGATAACATTTGAAACGAAGATAAGTTATTCATCATCTTTGCCTTTTGGATTAATGATATCCTATCTTTACCGTATAGCTCGTTAATCTTATCTTGTGCCTTGTAGTATCCGTAGGTTAGGAAGTTTTTGATTACGAGTTGATACAAGGTGGTAGTGTCCATATGAGAGAAGATTTTAGAAATTTTTTGAGTACTTCTTTTCGTTTCTGTTTTACTATATATATTATCATAGTAACGTTCTAACCATCTATCCCATGAATTATCTTTAAATATACCCTTTGCTGATTTACCCGTACCCACGCTACGTCTATCTAAACGTTTCATGTTATCAGCTTGTTCCTCTGATATAGGTTGTACGTAACCACCTGTCTTGTGAGGGTATATGGTGTGACTTGAGTATTTTTTAACCTCTGAACATTCAATACATTCTTTAAGTCCGAGTTTAATTCTTCGTGAATCTAAAACAGATTCACATTTACTGCATGCTATTTCCAATCGTCACCAAATCCTTCATCATTAGGATTAATCATATTGGTATCAATGCTTCGAGTAATAGTGTTAATACCCTCAATCATATCAGTTAACCTATCGGTAACGTCAACCATATAAGATTCAGTTTGATTCATATATGCTCTGGCTGATTCGTTAGCCGTATAGTCAGGTAACTCATTTATACCAGAGTCTAATTCAGACTTAGCATACTCCACATACTCTAGTGTGTTTTTTAAAATTTCCAATAACGTCATTCTACCTCTCCCCATAGTAATAATGATTCTGCTAATATCTCATCCCTTGATGACCAATCACCATTGTTATCATTTTTCCAATAAACCTCACCGGTATCATGATTATAAACCTCTGCTATATCAATCTCATCTCCATCATAAACATAACCTAAACATAAATTATCCCTTACCATCTCATCGGTAAAACCCAATGTATTCATGAGGGTATGTAGAGTGATGTCTGTAACACCGGTATCGGTGTTCATGGCAATCAAATCAGTTGGTTTGTATATTTTCTCGTACATTATAACTTCTCCTTTTCTTTTTTAACCTTTTCAAGGTCGGCTACAAATAACAAACAAATAAATATTAAAAATAGTATTGTAAACATTATCATTATACAAGTTTTCCTTCGAAGTAAAGTTCAGCATCTGCTTCCATCTGTTCTACTTCAGTTACTTCATTCAGGTGATCTGTTATGACATCCACTTCATCTGGATCAAATGGTATATCCCTATCTAAATCAACCTCAGTTTCATATGATGATACCGATGGTAAACCTGAATAATTACAAATCATGTTCTCATCAGTTTCATATGATGTCATAGTTATTTCATCAATAAAGGATTCATTCTCTAAGGTTTCTTGTAACTCTTCAAAGTATGTTGTTTCTGTTATATTACCCATTAAGCATATACTCCTGCAAGTTCTTCCCATATACTCCTGTTTTACAAGCCTTATCTGTCATATCCTCTTCCAACTCCGCAATCAAAGACGCTCTT